CTTTTCTAATGCAAAAATACAGCTCATGAACTTAACAGGTAGAGTACTTCTCTCGTAATGAAGTGGTTGAGGGGGGGATGAATTCATAAATCAGGAGGTGAGTCCAAGTGACTGAAAAACAGAAAAGATTTTGTGATGAGTACGTGATAGACTGTAATGCCACTCGGGCTTACAAGACGGTATATCAGAACGTTAAAAGCGATGAGGTGGCAAGAAAAGCCGGAAGCAGATTGTTGACAAATGTAGACGTCAAAAACTATATAGCTGATCGAATGGAAGAAATTCACAACGAAAAGACTGCAGATGCACAGGAAGTAATTGAGTATCTGACGTCTGTTCTTCGTGGAGAAAGCACGGCACAGGAAATTGTAGTTGAAGGAACTGGTGACGGCTGCAGCGAAGCGAGGACGATGGAAAAATCCCCGTCAGAAAAAGAACGATTAAAGGCTGCAGAGCTTCTGGGTAAGAGATACGCATTGTTCACCGATAAAGTTGAAACAGATGTAGATATGGACCTGAACATCACGATCGATTACGGTGAGGATGATACCGGATGAAAATAAAGGTAGAAGCAAATGCTGGTTTCAAAGAGGTTGACCGCAGTAAAAAACGCTACATCGTGATGAAAGGTTCTGCCGGATCCGGAAAGAGCATGGACACGGCACAGAATTATATCATTCGTTTGATGAATGATCCCGGACGTAATCTTTTGTGCGTCCGAAAAGCAGATGTAACGAATAGAGATAGCACTTTTGCAGAATTGCAGAGTGCTATTTTTCGTATGTTCGGAGAAAGCTATAAGAAGTATTGGTACATCAATACTTCAAATATGCTCCTGGAATGTAAGAACAATCATAACCAGATCATCTTCCGCGGGGTAAATGACGAGAAGCAACGTGAGAAACTTAAGTCAATTACATTTAAGCGCGGGAAACTTACTGATGTTTGGATAGAGGAAGCCACAGAGATTACACAGTCAGATTTTGAAATCATCGATGACCGACTTCGAGGTATATTGCCGAAGGGATTATTCTACCAGATCAGGTTAACATTCAATCCGGTGTCATCACATCACTGGATTAAGAAAGTGTTCTTTGATCGTGTTGATCCGGATGTACTGACGCATCAGTCAACCTACGAGAACAACCGGTTCATTGATGAAGCGTATCACAGACGTATGCTCCGGCGTAAGGAAGTAGATCCGGAAGGTTATCGGGTGTATGGTCTGGGTGAATGGGGAGAGGTTGCCGGTCTTATCCTCAAGAATTACGTCATAGAAGAATTTGACCAGAATCCGGAGAACTATGATTACATTGTGAACTCACAGGACTTTGGATTTAACCATGCCAACTGTATCGGCGAGGTAGGCTTCAAGGATGGAGATCTGTATCTCTTCCAGGAACTGTATGTGTATGAGATGGACACAGAGGAGATCATTAAGCTTGCCGCCGGAAGATTCAACAAAAAACTAAGGATGTGGTGCGATTCTGCGGAGCCGGATCGTATCAAGATGTGGCAGAAAGCCGGATACAGGGCAAAAGGAGTCAATAAAGAGACAAACAGTGTTCATGCTCAGATAGACTATTTGAAGCAACACATGATTCACATACATCCGTCCTGTGTGAATACCATAAAAGAAATACAACAATGGAAGTGGAAGAAGGATGAGCGTACTAATACTTATCTGGAAGAACCAGTTCCATTTTTTGATGATGCAATGGCTATGCTGCGTTATTCCATCGAGGAAGAGCGTAAGGCTAAGCCGAAACTAAACAGAAACCTGAAAGGAGGACTGTAAAGTGTTATTTCGATTACCGTCAGAGGAAGAGCTGACAGATAACAAATTGAATGAATTCTTAGCAAAGCATGATGCAGAGTGTGCCTTTCGGTTTAAACGTTTGAAAGATGCATACGAAACAGACTACCAGATTTTCCACCAGAAACCAAAGCCGAATTATAAACCGGACAATCGTATTGCTGTGAACTTTGCAAAGTATACGGTAGATACATTCAACGGATTCTTTATCGGAAACCCAATTAAAATATCTGTGGATGATGACGCTACAGATAATATCAAAAAATATGTAGAGTTCCTGGATCAATACAATGATCAGGACGATAACAACGCGGAGCTGTCGAAGATCTGTTGCATTTATGGCAAAGGATACGAGATGTATTACGTGGATGAACTGGGAAATATCGGGATTACATATCTGACACCATTTGATGCTTTTATGATCTATGATGATTCGGTATTGTGCAGAGAACGATACTTTGTTCGACTGTACATAGATTCGAATGACGTTTTGCACGGTAGTGTATCCGATGCGGAGAAGGTACGTTGGTTCACCCAGAAGGGAAAGCTTATCTGGGAGGAAGAAGAAAAGATACATGGATTTGACGGAGTGCCGGCTACAGAGTATGTGGAGAACAAGGAGCGAACATGTATCTTTGAGCCGGCGATGTCAATGATTGATGCTTATAACAAAGCTATCAGCGAGAAGGCAAATGATGTGGACTATTTTGCAGATGCCTATATGAAGATACTTGGAGCTACGCTGGATGATGACGACGTAGAGCATATTCGGGATAATCGTATTATTAATTTTGATGAAGATGCGGATCGACTGATTGTAGAGTTCTTACAAAAGCCGGATGGAGATACCACGCAGGAGCACCTGATTGACCGTCTGGAGAAATTAATATTCCAGATCAGCATGGTTGCTAATATCTCAGATGAGAACTTTGGTACAAGCTCGGGCATTGCCATGAAGTACAAGCTGCAGGGAATGAGCAATCTGGCAAAGACAAAGGAGAGAAAGTTTACGTCCGGAATGAATCGACGGTACAAGTTGATCTTTTCCAATCCAGTATCTGGAATGAAAGAAGATGACTGGGTGAAACTGCATTACCATTTCACACCGAATATTCCATCGAATGTACTGGAAGAGAGTCAGATCGCCGGCAACTTGGATGGAATCGTATCACAAGAGACACAGCTTGGTGTACTGTCTGTAGTGGATAATGTGCAGAATGAGATGAAAAAAATCGAAAATGAACAGGAGAAAGCCAAGACAGATCCTGTTATGATGCAGATGTTCGGAGGTGCAGGTGATGGCAAGTCAGGAGTACTGGAAGAACCGGGAAACGGAAGCAAAGAAACATAATATTCAGGAAGAAGCTGAGTATAATCGTCAGATCAAAGAAATATATGCCAATATGATGGACGAGATCAATAAAGAGATCAACGGATTCTATACTAAATATGCTGCTAAAGAAGGCATCACAATGGCTGAGGCAAAGAAGAGAGTAAGCAAGCTGGATATTGCAGCATATGAACGGAAGGCAAAGAAGTATGTTGAAACAAAAGATCTTTCTGATCAGGCAAACGAAGAGATGCGGATCTATAATCTGACCATGAAGGTGAACCGGTTGGAACTCCTGAAGGCAAATATCGGTCTTGAGATGGTATCAGGATTTGATGAGATGCAGAAATATTTCGATAAGAAGCTGACCGACAGAACACTGAAAGAGTTCCAGAGACAAGCTGGTATCCTTGGTAAGTCGGTCCTAAAGAATGAGAAATACGCTCATGCAATTGTGAATGCATCATTTAAGAATGCAACATATTCGGATCGTATTTGGATGTATCATGGAATGCTCAAAGCAGAGCTGGAAGGACTGCTTGCATCGGGACTGATCAGAGGGCAGAATCCGAAGAAACTTGCAAAGCATCTGGAGAAGAGATTTGGTGTCAGTGCTTATAATGCTGAACGACTCATGGTAACAGAGCTTGCAAGAGTGCAGACAGAGGCTCAGAAGCAGTCTTTTATCCGGAATGGCTTTGACGAGTATGTGTATGTTGCATGCACAAAAGGCGATGTATGTCCGATTTGCAAAGGACTGGACGATAAGCATTTCAAGGTAGATGATATGATGCCGGGAGAGAATGCTCCACCAATGCATCCGAACTGTCATTGCAGCACAGCCGCATATATGGATAATGAGGCTTATGAGGAGTGGATAAACAGCTATCAGGAACATGGATTGAATTTCGAAGATTGGAAGGCTTCAAGGGAAAGCGAAGAAAGTAAAAAGAAATATAAATATGCTGATACAGTTGTGAAGAAATCACTTCTTACGTCTTCGGAGTACCGAAAGAAATTCAATCAGGTATCCGGCAATTCAAAGGTGAATCGTAGAGCATGGAACATTTCCAAGGATATGCTAAGTCATAGATCTGGTACAAAGTTTGAAGATTTGGCATTTATCAATGTAGTCAATGGGAAATATGCAGTGAACAAAGACTATAATGTAGAGAGCAAGGCGAAGATGAATAAGCCGATGAAGCAGTTGCTGGAAGAGTCAGAGTCAGGAACGATTATCGCGATACATAATCATCCAGGCAGTAGCGCTCCGAGTCTTGCAGATTTGATGACTTGTGTGAAACGAGGGTACAATTTTGGACTGGTAGCTTGTCATGACGGTAAGGTGTACAAATATTGGGTAGATAAGAATAAATTCAATTCTGTGAATGCTGGATTTGCCCTTGACCGGATGGAAACGCAAGGGTATGATAAAGAAGTAAGAACATGGCTAGAACAAGCAGGAGTGTATTTGGAGGTGTGGTAGCATGGATGAAGTGTATAAAAGAATATGCGATAAATTGGGTTGTGAACCTAAAGATATTGCAATTCCGGAGTTCAATACAGAGGATGATTCATGGGAAAGCCCCTTTAAAGTATTGACTAATGAAGAAATGAATTATATAGTGAATCACGGCTGCCTGCCAGGAATTGAACCAATTCAAAAGTAGCGATGCTGGAATATCTTTGGAGGTGCTTTGATATGGCAGTTGATAAAGAATATGAAAGAATATGCAAAAAACTGGGATTCATTCCATCAGAGTATAAATATGATGGACCGATAGAAGAAGACGATACTTGGGTAAATCCATTCTCGGTTTTAACTGTAGAAGAAAATGATTATCTGTATGAAAACGGATATTTATATCAGAAATAAGTGTCACTAGTTAAAATGAGTAGAATGGATATGAAGTAATGTGGTATGGAAAAATGACACAAGAGTTGGAAAAGCTATATGACGATTACTACAAAATGTTCGGTCGTACTCCTGATGGATATATGGAGCTGGAATACGGAGAAGGCTCATATAAAGCATATGTGAGAGATATTAAAAAATCATTAAAGCTGAAAAAAGAATTGCCAGAGTTTGTAGAATAAGTGTAAATTACTTCAAGAGTAAGGAAGTGAGATAAATGGCTCAAAATGATTATTTTGTGATTGTATACCGAGTTTTAAAGTACCTTTATGATTGCCTGAAAAAAGGCGAAAAACCAGAAGCTGAGTATTTAGTTGCATCGACGTACAATATCCCGGAAAATTATTGGATATACATTCTTTTAAGCTTGATTAACGAAGAGTATATTAAAGGGATTAGGGTTGATCCCACAAAAGACGGAGTGATTTTTGGTGATTTGCAAGAAGCTATTATCACTCCAAAGGGAATAGAGTATTTATTTGAAAATTCATTGATTGAGAAAGCCAAGAAAACATTGAAAGATGTAAAAGATATGATACCGTTTATTTAGAAAAGCCACTGATCATAATGATTGGTGGTATTTTTATACTCATTTTAGCACAAGGAGGTGACAGGATTGCAAGATATGAATGTTAGTATTATGGGGACATGTTACGATATTCGTTTTGTAGACGAGTATCCGGAGCGATTGAAAGGCGTGGGAGAATATGCAGATGGTTTGTTTAATCGATGTAATAGAGAAATTTATATTTTGAAAAACAAGGATAAAGATTTTACGGATGAAGGAAGAAAACGACATATGAACCGTGTGCTGAGACATGAAATTATACATGCATATTTGGAAGAGAGCGGCTTATCTGCAAACTCGAATATGATATCCGCTTGGGCGCAAAATGAAGAAATGGTGGATTGGTTAGCAATTCAATCATCGAAAATCTTTGCCACATTTCAGGAGGTGGGATGCCTTGATTGAAGTAACCGTCCGCAAGGATGAAATAAAGATATCCGGACATGCAAATTATGCTGTTTCCGGATCAGATATCGTATGTGCCGGGGTTACAGCACTTGCACAGACACTGATTAAGTCTATTGAGGACCTGACAGATGATAAAATTGAATATGAGATATCTCCCGGAAGGGTGGATATAAAGTATGGGAATCTATCAGAGAAGTCGAAAACTCTGGTGGATTCCTTTTTCATTGGCATCTGTATGATTGCCGAGGAGTTTCCGGAGTATGTCCGGATCATGTAACTTAATGTGACCGGGATGTCGTTAAACTACACATTCAAGATGCAACGACCTGGGCTTAAATGAATGGGACGGGGCGGAAAGGATAGATAAGATGAAACACATGAATAATCACTGGAGAATTCCAATGAGTAACCTGCAGTTATTTACAGAGCCTGGAGGAGACGGCGGTGGATCCGGAGAAGGAGACGGTGCTGGAACTGGAGGAGATCCTGGAAGTAACAGCAACACAACAATGTCATTTGATGATTTCCTGAAGTTGGAAGGCAATCAGTCTGAGTTCGACCGGCGTGTCCAGAAGGCTGTTAATACGGCTGTGACAAATGCACAGACCAAATGGAAGACACTGACGGATGATAAGGTATCAGAAGCAGAAAAGCTTGCTCAGATGACCAATGAGGAAAAAGCAAACTACCGGGCGAAGAAAGCGGAGGATGCACTGAAAGAGATGAAACGTCAGAATGCCCGGTCAGACATGGCGAAAGAAGCCCGTAAGATGCTGGCAGATGAGGATATCAACATTCCAGATGAACTGGTTATGAACCTTGTAGCAGAAGATGCAGATGGAACCAAGGCGGCAGTGGAAGCCTTTTCTACTATGTACAAAGAAGCTGTCCAGAAAGCAGTGAAAGATGCCTTAAAAGGAAAACCTCCAAAAGCCGGTAACGGTGGAGATAAACCACCAATGACAAAAGAACAGATCTTAGCAGTGAAGAATCCGTCAGAAAGACAGAAGCTGATTGCTGAGAACATCACATTATTTCAGTAAGAAAGGAAGTATGAAACATGCATGATATTAGAAGATTAGGTCTGCAGGTATTTGCAGCACCGAATAACCTGACAGGAGAAGTGCAGATCGAGGTAAAAGCCAGAGAGATTGACTTTGTTACATCCTTTGGAAAAAATCTGCAGGCACTGTTAGATATTCTGGGAATTACCAGAATGATCAGAAAGGAAAACAATTCGGTATTAAAGACCAAAACGGTAAAAGGTGAACTGCAGTCAGGGGATGTTGGAGAAGGCGAAGAAATCCCGATGTCCAGATACACAGTAGAAGAAAAGCCTTTTGATACGATCAAGATTGAAAAATATCGTAAAGGCGTATCTCTTGAAGCCATTTTGGAAAAAGGTTATGAGGCGGCAGTACAGGATACGGATGATGAGTTCAAGTCCGATCTGCAGAATGTAGTGACTGATAAATTCTACACACAGTTAAAAGCCGGATCTCTTACAGGACGCGAAACAACTTGGCAGATGGCTGTTGCAATGGCAATCGGAAAGGTTGTGGCTAAGTTCCAGAAGATGAAGAGAACGGCAACCGGAGTAGCTGTTTGGGTAAATACTCTGGATGTGTACAAGTATCTCGGTGCAGCAGATATTACACTGCAGACAGCATTCGGCTTCAAGTATCTGACAAATTTCCTTGGAGCGGATGTGGTATTTGTTACTTCTGAGATCCCGCAGAATGTTGTAATTGCAACACCGCTAAACAACATGATTGCATATTATGTTGATCCGGGAGATTCAGAGTTTGCCAAAGCTGGACTTGGATTCACAACGGATTCAGAGACAGGGTTTATCGGATTCCACTCAGAAGGAACATACAACCGTATGATTTCGGATAACTACGCAATCATGGGCTTACGTCTGTTCTGCGAGTATCTGGATGCAATTGCTTACATCTCTGTAGGAGAAGCTGATACACAGACATTAGGAACGTTAAAGGTAACGTCAGAGGCTGGATCAGAAGCAGGAACCACAAAGCTGACAGTGAAAGAGCAGTTAATGTCAATGAGAAACTGCTGGAAGTACAAAGATGCTACAGCTGCAACAGCAGTAACTTACGGTATGGATGTTAAGAACTGGTCTAAGTGGGATGGTGAATCAGAGATTGCTTCGACAGCAACTCACCATATCACACTGGTCGAGTGTGATCAGAACTACAAAGCTGTTCGTTCCGGTGATGTGACTGTAACGGTTAATCCGAGAGCATAGGAGGTAAAAAAGTATGTATAAGGTAACCAAGCATTTTATTGATCTCCATGATAACGATCATTCCTATAACGAGGGAGATATCTTCCCTCGTGAAGGAGTAGATGTCAGCAAAGAAAGAATCGAGGAGCTGGCCGGCAATAACAACAAACAGCACACTCCGCTGATCGAACTGGTAGAAGAAGATCCAGACAATACAGCCGGCACAGATACTGCAGAAAAAACATCAAAAGCCGGTAAGAAGAAAGCAGAGAGTAAGATGCCGGAAAACAAAGAGCTGGCAGAGTAGGAGGAGCGTATGATTGAAGATCTGATGGTCTTATTGGGATTGCCGGAAGAAATTGACGAGGAATTAGAAAATAAATTGCTGTTAATTTTGAAGGCCACCAAACAAAGACTGCGCTTTCTTCTCGGGGGGTTAGAGCCTCCGGAAGAGATGAATTATATCATCCTGGATGTGTCAATCATACGATTCAACAGAATCGGTTCGGAAGGACTTTCCTCTCACAGTGTTGAGGGAGAAAGCCTTTCCTGGTCAGAAAATGATTTTGCGGGATACATGGATGATATCCGGGCATATCTGGATGATCAGAAAGAATCAAAGAAAGGTAAGGTGAAATTCCTATGAGATATGACACACCAATATACTTCCAGAAACTCACCCCTGGAGAGTATGATCCGGCTACTGGTAATTACGGAGAGGACACGATATCAGAAGATATGAAGTCTGCCTCAGTCATGGATACCGGTACGAATACGATGATGCTTGTCTATTCCGGAATTAAGGAAGGTAGCCTTACCATTCACCTGCAGAATCATTACGACCGGCCATTTGACAGGATTCGCGTAGGGAATAAAACATATGGTGTAGATTTCAGCAGGAAGCTTCGGACGAAGCAGGTATATGTTGTATCGGAGGTGGTGTGATGGGAGTAAAGCTGATAGGCTTTGAAAAGTTGGAGGCTAAACTGACTAAGAACATGGATCTGTCTGCTGTTAAAACAGTAGTAAAGAAAAATGGTGCTGAAATGCAGAAAAAAGCTATGAAAGAAGCTCCTGTGCTCACCCATCATTTACAAAAGTCAATTATGTTGGAAATTACAGATGGCGGCATGACCGCAGAGGTTGAATCAACAGCGGAATATGCAGGTTATCAGGAATATGGAACAAGATTCATGAAAGGAAAGCCACATATACGTCCGGCATTTGATGAGCAGAAAGGTAAATTTAAGTCGGACTTGTGAGGTGATAAGATGGATCCACAGCAGGAATTGTTCAGCGCCGTTTTGATGGCATTGAAAGAAAAATATGAGGATACGGGAGTTGGTGTGTATGACACGGATTTACCGCCGGAGGACACGCCGTATCCTTTTGTTTACCTGGCGGATTGCTCCGAGAGTGATCAGGCTACAAAAAATGAGATTATCGGCGAGACTAATCTGACGTTGAAAGTCTGGCACGATAATATACGGCAGAGAGGAACGGTATCTGGTATCTTAGCAGATATCAAAAACATCTGCAGGTCTATCGAACATACAGCGCACTATGCCTGGAATATGCAGAGACCGACACAAAGAATTACGCCGGATAATACAACGAAACAGCCGCTTCTTATGGGAATTTTGGAAGTGGGATATAAATTTAGTTAGGAGATGACAATAGTGAAGAACAGAAAGTTATTTGGACTGCAGTTATTTGCAGAAGCAGTAGCAGGCAAAAAGATCATATATCTGTACCGTATCCTGAGTACAAAGAAAGATCATGATGCAACAGCACTTGCGTTCACAACAGAGAATGAACGTACAAAGTCGAAGGACGCTGATTCGACAGTGACAAAAGACGGTACAGTACGTACACCGGGGGCAGCAGAAGGAGAAATCACAGCATCAAGCCTTTTGAAAAAAGGAGATGAGTTCATCGATGAGTTGGAAGCAGCACTCGACGATGATGAAAAGATGGAGATCTGGGAAGTAAACTTAGCAGAGCCGCAGGCGAGCTCGACTGATAAATTTAAGGCAAAATACTTCCAGGGATATCTTACGGAAATTGATAAGACATCCAATGCAGAGGACAATGTTGAGTTATCGTTGACATTTGGACTGGAAGGAAAAGGCGTAGATGGCTATGCAACGGTTACTGCAGAACAGCAGGAAGTAGCAGCATATGTATTTGCAGACACTCAGAAGACAGGAGCTTAAGAGGGCGAGAAGAATCGTCCTCTTTTTTGATGTGCGACATCGCACAGAAGGGAGATAAAACAATATGATGGAACTTACAATCAACGGAACAGTATATCAGTTTAAATTCGGAATGGGATTCTTAAGAGAAGCAAATAAGCTTACCGTAGTTCCGGTTCATGGAATGCCGGGAACCACAAAAGAAATAGGAGCAAGGTATCTGATCGCTAGCGTTGTGGTTGACCAGGAACCGAACGCGCTGGTAGATCTGTTAGATTTGGCAAATAAGGGAGAGGATCCAAGAGTAACAAAGGCAATGTTAGATTCTTACATTGATTCGGAAGAGGTAGACATCGATGAACTCATGGAGAAAACAAAAGATTTTTTATCGAAAGCAAATGCTACCAAGAAAGCAGTGAAAGAGATCTTGAAAGAGTACGAGGAACAGATGGCGAAGAAGAAGGCTCAGGAGCTGTAGAAGAAGACCTATATAAAACCGTAGCAAGGAATTGCTTTCGGTATTTTGGCTTCACGTCATTTAAACAGGTGGATCAGCTGACATTGGCAGAATATGAACTTATGATGGAGGCTTTAGAGCTTCGGATGCTTGACGAGAGTTTACATGAACATCGGCAGGCATTTTTGAATTTTGCGGTAAAGGCAGAAAAGAAAGCCGGTAAAGGCAAGACCAAACCAGTTTACAAGAGATTCCGGCAGTTCTTTGATTTCGATAAAGAACTGAAAAAAATGAAGAATCGAAGGAAACCATCCAGATTTGCTGGAATAACCAAACTGCTGGATAGAGAGGAGTGAGAGGATGGCAGAATCGTATAGCGTAAAAGCAATATTATCAGCGCAGGACAAAAACTTTTCATCCATTATGAAATCATGCCAGGGATATGCGAATAATCTGAAAACCACTCTCACCGGTGGTCTTGGATTCGGTGCAATGGCTGCAATCGGTGGAAAGGCGATGTCGCTGGTGACAAATTCAGTCAGTGATTTGTCGAAAGAAACTATAGAAACGTCGGATTCCATGTATAAACTGCAGGCAGCTATGAGGTTTTCCGGGTATTCCGAAGCGGAAATACAGAGAATAGCCGGAGCAACAGGTACATTAAAAACATATGCGGATAAAACAGTATTCTCCCTGCAGGATGTTATGAGTACATTCGGCTCACTTTCGGCAAATGGAATCAAAGACGCAGACAAGTTGACGGAAGCAGTCGGTAATGCAGTTGCTGTATTTGGTGGAGGTGCAAAGGAATATTCCTCGGTAGCACTTGCGTTTTCACAGGCAATGGCAGCAGGAGCTTTACATGCTCAGGATTGGAACCAGATCATTAATGCCAGTCCGCAGCTTGCTGGAGGCTTACGGAAAGAGTTGATTAAGCTGAATCCAACATTAGGGAACGACTTCAAAGGAGCAATGGAAAAGGGTGCAATTACCGCAGACATGCTCGGACAGGCTATCAATAACATTGGTATGACCGACATGGCGAAAGAAGCAGCTACATCCGTAACCACATTTGAAGGCGCTATGGGTAACTTGGAGGCATCTGCAGTAAGCGGAATGATGAACTTGTATGATACATTTGCAAAGCCAAAGGTAATTGATGCTATTAACGGTATGACAAGCAAAGTGGATGCAGGATTTGCGAAATTGGCTGATGGGATTCCAAAAGCTATTGAAGTAATATCACCGTATTGGAATGTGCTTAAAACAGATGCAGTGGAAGTTGGGAAAGCTTTTGGCGAGGCAGCCGGCGCAATTATTGATGAAGTACAGGAACTTACGGGAGCATTTGGAAAAAAAGAAAGTGTAGATAATTTCTCTGAAAGCATGGGAACAGCAACAGGTGCATTGACTACATTTGCGGATTTTCTAAAAGATCATGATAAAGAAGTGGCAAAAGCAATTACGCTGTTACCGAAATTATATGTTGCTTTTAAAGGCTTTAAAATAGTCAGTGCAATCGCCCCTGGTGTCAAAACTTTTGCGGGCGCAATTGTAAGCATGACAGGAAAAGGAATAGCGACACTGGCAGGTAAGTTATTTGGTGTAGCAGCGGGTGAAAAAGCGGTAGGCACTGCAAGTAAAGAATCATCAGGAACTATCGTAGAATCAGCAAAAGCATTTGTAGCAATTGGCGCAGGAGTAGCATTGATTGCGGCCGGATTTTCCCTTTTGGCATATTCGGCCGTGCAAATCGCACAAGCCGGACCACTGGCAGCAGGGGTGCTGATCGGCATGACGGTTGCAGTGGCAGGCTTAATGGTTGTTGCCAAAAATGTGGCGCCGGCTATGACGGCCGGAGCAACCGGATTCATTGCCTTTGGTGCAGCTGTCCTGATAGCGGCAGCGGGGATTGCTATATTATCACTGGCAGCTGTTAATCTGGCGAATGCGGGACCGCTTGCTATAGGCTGTATGGTTGGTATGGTTGCGGCAATTGCCGGACTTGCCCTTGGCGTAGCAGCACTAGGACCAGCATTGACAGCCGGAGCAGTAGGTCTCGTTGCCTTTGGTGTAGCTATATTACTGGTTTCAACCGGAGCACTGCTGGCAAGTGTTGGGCTTGCCATAGTAGCAGGTGTGCTTCCGACCATTGTGCAATATGGAATTCAGGGAGCGGCTTGCATCGCAACCCTCGGAGCAGGCATGATCGTATTTGGCGCTGGGGCTGCAGTAGCCGGTGCAGGGTGCATTGTTCTTGGCGCCGGACTTGTAGTAGTAGGTGCAGGGCTTACGGTGGTTGGTGCAGCTGTCCTGATAGCGGCAGCGGGTGTGTTGCTTCTGGCAGCCGGAGCGCTGGCCCTTGGTGCCGGTCTTACAGTAGCTGGGGCAGGACTTCTGCTGATGGGAGCTGCATTCCCTGCTGTATCATCCGGAGCTTTAGCAACAGTAGGAGCCCTGACAGCCTTAACAGCATTATCATTAGGTCTTGCGGCCGGAATGGGCGCATCGGCTGTTGTAGTGGTTGCATTTGGAGCTGCTATGACGGGTGGCGCAGTTGGCACGCTTGCGATGGTGGTAGCATTAAAGTCTGTCAATTCAAGTATGAAGTCAATAGCTGGTAATGCCAAAAGCGCTCAAAGCTCGCTCACGAGTATGCGTGCCAGTGTAAATGTGGTAAATTCCGGACTGGATGCGTTGGGAAGTAGAGCAAAGTCAGCAGTTAATACATTGGTAAGACAATTTTCGAACGCAGAAGGAAAAGCAAGGAGCTCCGGGAATGCTGTTGGAAATAACTTCAATAACGGAGTACGCAATGGAATGAACAGAGCGGTATCCACAGCAAGATCCATGTCTGCATCCACAGTGTCAGCAATGCGATCAGCCGGATCCGGTTCATACAGTTGCGGTGTATATATAGGGGCAGGCCTTGCAAATGGTATGGCAAGTCAGGTTGGGCGTGTAAGATCTGTTGCGGCACAATTGGCAGCTGCAGCAGAGGCGGCAATTCGGGCGAAAGCACAAATTCACAGTCCGTCAAAAGTAACAGATAAGCTTGGCGGCTATTTCGGTGAAGGATGGGTAAATGGAATTTCTGATAGGGTCACAGATGCGAAAAAGGCAGCATGGAAACTGGTAGACATTCCGGATTTAGTTCCTGTTCCGGAAATTGGAGCTGGATTAAGAATCGGCATCGAAGATCTGAATGATGATTATGACTATACCAGAAACGAAACCTATACCATTTACGTCCCTGTTGAAGTAGACGGCAGGCAGGTGGCGAAGGCAACAGCGAAATACACCAAAGAAGAAATTGAACAGCAGCAGAAAAGAGATCTTCGAAAGAAAGGCATGAGATAAGGAGGGCAGATATGTATAAATTTGTAGACACTACAGAGAGACAGGAAGAGCAGATACTGCCCTCCGAAGCTCTCAATTTTAACGGAGTCTATTTTGAAAATGTAATCCCCGGATATCGGACACTATATGTGTCCGGCCGGGAAATGATAGAAACGGAAATTACGGATCTGGATACGGAGATTATGGATGGATCCAGATATCGAAGAAAACGATATAAGCCGAGGACCATCACTGTCGGGTATCAGCTGATTGCTAAGAGTAATGCGGAATTCCGGAATGCTTACAACAAATTGAATTCACTGTTGGATGTGGCAGAAGCGAAGCTGATCTTCCTGGATGAACCGGATAAGTATTATGTCGGAACAAAGGTGAATGCCGGTGATGTGCCGCATGGCAGAAATGCGGTAACTGCAGAAATTGAGTTCTATTGTGCAGATCCGTTTAAATATTCTGTAGAAGAGTACGATGTTATACCGACTGCAGATGACGGAACAACATTTGTTGTTGATTACAAGGGAACTTATAAAGCGCACCCGGTATTCGAAGCGCAAATCAAATCAGACTGTGGATTTATTTCCTACATTACAGAGAACCAGAATATCTTACAGATCGGAGATGTGGAAGAGGTTGACGAAGAACTAAAACAGACATCAGTTACGGCTATAGACTACAATTTTGCAGATTATAAAGAGAGTGACTGGATCCTGAATGATGCAGTTCATGTGGATTCTAAAAATAGTTGGAATCAAGCAGGAACATTGAAAAAGGCAAAATGGGTATCACTACAGAATGACCAGGACGTACATGATATCTTAGGCGTTGCGGATTATGGAGAGGGAACAGGCTGGCATGGCCCGAGTATTACAATGAAAGTGCCGGCAGACGCATCTGGAAACCAGCCAAAGAATTTCTGTCTGCAGTTCAGTCCATGTGTTGTAGGAATCACACAGGAATATGGAGATTTCGAAGTAGTTATAACCGGAAAGGATTCTTCAGGAAAGCGGATAAATATTGCCGGGATTGCACTGTGGAGCCTGGATGCAAAGCCAGGGGTGTATTACGGATTTTACATCAGAGGAAAAGAAAGAGGACCAAGTATTAATGCAAGGTTAGGATCTTATGGGACTCTGTTTAGTACGTATAGCATTCAAAAGTTCGGCAATAAAATTACTTTTTCCGGAAGCCATACAGGAAGCCGAACATATACGGATGACTCGATCACGGATATAAAGGCAGTCGAGATAAGTGTCATATTTGCTAAATTCAGCTCGAAGATGAATTTCAGCCGGAATGGCATAGAATGGATTAAATTTATTAGCCATAATGCGGATGCATGGGTGGACGTACCGAACAAATTCACAAAAGGTGATACAGTTACTGCAGATTGTTCATCCGGAAAGATAACCTGTAATGGGATTGCCATGCCGGAACTTGGTGTACTGGGAAATGAATGGGAACAGTTCTATCTGAAGAATGGAATCAACCAGATCAAGTGTATACGGTCTGAATGGGCAGAAAATCCGGATTACAAATTGAAATACAGAGAGGTATTTTTATGATTATATATTTTGCAGACAGACAAATGAACATTCTGGAGACGGCAAACACAGCATTACCGGACGGAATAAAAATCACGAATGATTTAAAAACAGAAGATGTAAATGACGGGGTTGCGGTATTTGAATGTGATCTTTCATATGACGCAGAAAGTCGGCTGAAGATAGAATCTTGTACGAGTGCGGGAAATTACATATTGCGACAAATATCTGGAGTGGATGGCGTGATAGACTGTGCAGAGTATTATACGATCATAACCTCAGAATCCAATCCAATGAGCCAGACAGTACACATTTATGCGGAAGATGCGGGACTGGATCTGCTGAATGAGATAGTGGGAGCATACGAGGCAGACAAAGCTTATAATGCTGCGTATTACATCAACAAATTTGCGGATGACTCCGGATTTGAAATCGGTGTTAATGAGATAAGCAATCTCACCAGAAAGTTGTCATGGGATGGGGAAGAGACAGCAACCAAGAGACTTCTCAGTGTGGCAACGCAGTTCGATAATGCAGAAATTGATTTTTCGTTTGAAGTGAAGAACATGACCGTAACACATAAATATATCAACATCCGTAAAAAAAGAGGTACAGACAAACGGGCAGAGCTGAGAATCGAGAAAGATATTTCGGATATACGGATCACTCAGAGCATAGAAGACCTTGCCACTGCATATTTGTGTACCGGAGGAACACCGGAGGGATCTGAAGATCCGATTACGCTTAAAGGATATAAATATGATGATGGTGATTTCTATGTGGATGGTGCATATGTAAAATCACGGAAAGCATTGGAGAAGTGGAGCAGGTACCAGATTAAAACAGAAAAAGGAAATGGCACCGGTCACATTGTGAAAACGTTTAGTTATGACACAACCAGTAAATCTGAGTTATGCAACAGGGCAGTTGCAAGCCTCCAGAAGATCTGTGATGTTAATGTTACGTATGAAATAAGCCTGTACAAGCTTCCACAAAATGCCGAGATTGGAGATACGATTTATATTATCGACAATGTCGGGAAGTTATGGTTGTCGGCGAGATTACTACGTCTGGAGGTATCCGAGTGTAGTGATTCTGTTACGATCGAACTCGGAGAGTACAAAAAACAGGACAGCGGGATAGATCAAAAAGTCATTGAACTGGCAGAACAGTTTGAAAAAGTTGCAAAGAATCGTAATTTCTATACATGGACAGCATATGCAGATGATGAAAGCGGAAATGGAATTTCACTTGAATCGACCGGGAAAGCTTATCTTGGAATCGCAACGAACCGGCTTACGAAAGAAGCGAACATTTTCGATCCGACACAGTACACGTGGGCGAAGATAAAAGGAGAACAGGGGCCACAGGGAGAAAAAGGCGACACTGGTGAGACGTTGACTAATGGAAAACTGCTGTATAAAGACGTTATGTTTTCAGAAGGCATGAATGACCTCAATTTATACAACAATCTTGAAAATGAGAATGTTACGATCACACGTCAGGAAAAATCATCGGACAACCCTTGTGGTGAATATGAATTGAAAATCACGAATACAGGAGAGGCATCTCCGGATCTTGGTGGTTTTTACTGGGGAAATATGGCACGGGCAAATGCTGCATTTATTTATCGGATTATTGCAAAGATTCCTGTCGGACATCAGCTGATTTTTACTGCAAATGAAAATGGTGATAATCCGACTGTTGTATGGTTAACATCACAGCAAGGAACCGGGGATTTTACGGAATATACATGCAAAGTAGTGTGTGGTTCAACAGGAACATTCAGCACTATTGGGTTCTTTTATTTAGATGGCGCTGTTGGAAACGGGTCCGATCCGGTTGAATGGTATGTAGCTTATGCTGGTGCTTGGGATATGACGGATTATGAAGATATGCTGTCAAAAGATGAGGCGAAAGATATTTACACTACACAGCTTGATTTGTCTAAAACAAACAGCGAACTTCGTATGGATTTCAGTAAGTCGCTTAACTCAGCGACAAACGATATGCAATCTAAGTTGAATGACAGCAATGCAGCATCTAACAAAAAATTTGGAGAAATCGATAAATATATCAAATTCGTAAATGGTAATATTGTTCTTGGTGCCACTGGAAATGAAATAACCCTTATTGTACAAAATGATAGGATTTCTTTCGAACAATCCGGAAATGAAGTGGCATATTTCTCTGACAATCAACTTCATATACGTAGGGCGGAAGTGCTTAACACATTAAAGGTTGGCAATTACGAATTTATACCACAAGAAGATGGTGGATTAACCCTAAGAAAGAGAGGTATTTAAGTCATGGCTATGCATGTTTTCAGAAAGAGTACATTACACATCTTACACGATGATATTATATTCAAAAAAGGATTTGATGTTGGTATAATTATGCAGCTTACCGTTGATAATACCAAGTATGCCCATCGTTTATACCATAAATACGGTACCATAGCTGAACTACCGCCTGGAAAAACTAGCTACAACTGGGTAATCACAGCCTCTGATTTGTCAAGTTTTTTCGAGGAATCACCGTGCCAAAAAACAATACAATTTGAAGTATTACTTGATACATATTCTGATTCGTCAATGGCAACTAAGATCGGACAAGACAGCTGTTTGCTTGATGCGACATTAACTGAGGAACTTGCTAAACCAACCATTACAAATTATAAGATTACAGATAATAACGAAGCTGCACGTAATATGGATATGATTGTTAACGGAAAGTCAAACTTATCAGCTACACAGGATATCGAGACCATGTACGGAGCGGCTGTTAGCGAAATATCGTATACGTGTAATACTCTTGAATATTCCGATGTTAATGACCTTATCGCTGCGTTACCGTTAACATATTATGGCAAAGTATATTCTATAGCTTGTAAAGTAAAAGACAGCAGAGGATTTACAAATACGGTTGTACTAGAGAAGACATGCACAAAATATAGAGGTCCTGATATCAGTTTGTTTAATATTATCAGGTGCGATTCTGAAGGGACTCAGTCTGATAATGGAACAAAAGCTAAAATATTAGTAAAGGGTTCATTTCAGTCTTTTAATATGCATAATGATTTTGCTGGAGTAGTGAAATATAAAACAGAAAAAGACACGGATTACACTGAAGGATGGACTTTCGATATACCTGGTAACAATATAGATGATATCGAAGAATTTAGCTACGAACATATATTGGACGCTGATTTCGATGCAGAAACCGAATATATGTTTACCGCGTTATTTAAGGATATGTTTGAAACGTTTACCACAGAAGGAACTTTATTTTCAAACAGTAAAGACATATTGCATGTATCATCAGATGGAAACGAAATTATATTTGGATCCAGACGAAATCGAAATGTATTAATTGGACCGGACTCCGTAAAAATCAGAAACGGTGAAAATTCGAGAGCTTCTTTCGAAGACGATAAAGTAACCCTAGGTGACGGATATTTAGAGATGGCTTGTGGAACAGCTGACGATGGTACAAAAGCAACTTCAATAGGCAGTATGGATGATGCCGTTACGTTATTAAATCTGTTATTAGCTAATTCTTCTGTTCAAATAGAAGGAGGCTCTAAATCAGGGGTTCAGTTAATAGGTGATAACATAAATTTGGCTGCAAGAAAAGCGCTTACTTGTAATATTCCTGTACGCTCTAATGCCGATGCGAATAACTTCTATGAGTCTAGTGGCTGTGTATATTTGCACGAGGGCTCTACTAATCGGCCGACTACCACTAATGGCTGGTTATTCTATATGACGTACTATGATCTTGATATACATTACTGTCATCAGATATACATTACAGCAAATGGTGACCGATATCATCGAACAATGAAAAAGGACGTTTGGGGAGCATGGCATCACGATTCAGCATTTGGTTTAACTGAATCCCGAATCGGTACCTATGAAGGTAAGCCTGTATACCGAAAAGTAATAAAGACAGTAATGACCAGCTGGGCAACCACAACCAATTTCGCAGCAATCAATGTTGCTCATGGAATCAAGAATTTCGGCGTTGCTTTAAATGTATCCTCATACGTTGCCAGAAGCGACAGACGGTACAAGATTCCTTATTACAACGAAAATGGTGTATTGAATACGTTCTTTATGTATGCAGACAATACTAATGTAGTATACCGAAATAAAACAGCTTGGGGAAGCGCTTACACTTTATATACGATCATCGATTACACAAAGACAACAGATTACTAGCATTAGGAAGAAGTTGGCAGGATTTTTCTTTTGTCATATAATGAAGAAAAGGAGGAAGCACAGTTATGTTAGATATAGAATGTAGACAAATGTTGGAAATATTAAGAGAAAAACATATTGATATGCTGGAAGAGTTAAAGGCTGATTCAAGGAATACTAGATTAATAGTTGAGACAGGATTTGTCAAAGATATTTGTGAAGATATAGAGTTTCTGGATAATTTACAATTAAAATATAGACGAGGGAGGTATTTTAATTTAGTATTAAGAAATTGTATGGAGCAGCTAATAATTCTTAGCTTTTTGAAAGAAGAGAGCAGGGAGAAGGAAGATATTTTTGAAGATTATCTCGGAATGAATATAGACAACAATTCGATAGAGGAAGAAAAAGATAAATTTAAGGCATTGAAGATGTTGGGCGGAGAAAGAAGTAGTAGCTATAAAAATAAATTTTATAAAATGGCAGAAAGGTTTGAAGACGTAGAAGATGAGACATCAGTATATAAGCTCT